CTGTTCTGTGGTAATTAACATGCATTAACTCTATGAACACAAGAGAACAAACCAATATCATATTGATTTGAAACAAGGGATGCTTTAGTAAATTCATTATATAAAAAAAGACCCCTACTATGTAGAGGTCTTGAGTAGTTCCGATTGTAGAGACCGCACGATAGGTCTCAATCATATTTAGAATGAAATATGATTTCAGAATGTGAACTTAACGCCAGCCTTTGCAGACCAATCGATATCGTCTTCAGCAGTTACTCCAGAGATTTCTCCGTAGAACTTATCGTAAGATCCACCAAGGTATCCTACCAATTCAACGTCACCAAAGTCATCTGTTGACTCTGTGTGAGTTACAGTTGGGCCACCAGAAACGTACCAACCGATTCCGCCAGGTGTTTCACCTTCGTATCCTACTACTGCTTCTAGTCCACCAGATGAATATGCACCATCAGGATATGATCCAGTTGCTTCCAAATTAACGTATGGACCAGCAAAAGCTGCACCAGCGAATACGAATGGAGATGCTGCTACTGCAGCGATTGTTGATTTTAACATAATAGTTTATTGTTTACTCGCAAGAAAAAAACCCTCTTGCGGATGATAGCATCCCCGACATGGGATACTGTTTGCATACGCAAAGGGTTACGATCTTTCGAGTCCTTTACATTTAGTTGTAAACTGGCACATGTGCCAGTTGATAGTATTTATAGTATCAGACTTTTACTTTTTTGTCAAGTGTTCCAATTCTGCAAGTGGCACTTTCTTATAATAGCGCTCATTCAAATCAAAACAGAACTTATAATTCTCAGTGGTGACGTAGTATCCCACGATATTAGTACCGTCACAATCCCATCCATAGGACTTTACTTTTTCTTCTATGCCGTCCAAGCGAAAATTTTTAATTCCTTCTAAGTATGAATGGTATCTCTCATCTAAGTTAATCATAGTCCTCCTGTATGTGTTGAAATTATAACATACTATCTATTGATTGCTAGATTTCTTAAGATCTATTTAATGTTTTGGTTTAATTTTTATAAACGTTCCATCATGTTCATTTGAGTCAATAGAAAATTCTAAGCGTACATTATGATCCCAACATAACTCCTCATACAAGGCATTAAGTCTTTCCATATCTTCATAAAGATCATTGATATGCTCATCAAATTCTTCCATCATGTGATTAAATTTTTATTGTATAAGATTATCTAGGCAAATGCAAGGCCTGATATAGCAGGATTGAATGTATATACTAATAAGATTGATAGAAAAATTGTTTGGTACATTGGATTAAATATTTTTACTTTTTGTCAAAGTCATGTATGTTTTCTGATCCGCCAACTGCAAAAGGATTATATTTTGATGTAGCAATTTCATACATTTTTTGATGTATAGATTTAGTGTTTTCAATATCATCACTTTCGTCTTGAGGTTCGACAGAGGAAGGTGTAGCATCAAATAAATCAGCTATTTCTTCTTCTGGTCTCGGATTTACTTCTTCGTTCTTTTTCATAAGATCAAATGGATTAATTTTGATGTCAAACCAAGGATCGTAAGGTATTACAGGTAGTGCCATAGGTTTTATATTATCTAGGCACCTGCTTGCACTGGTTGAACCAGACCGACCATTTTTCCTCCTCCTTGATCATCATCGTCATCTCCATCACTTGCACGAAGAATTAATTCTGCTAACACCAAAACAGCCATTGGGTAGAAGCACCACAAGATGGCTGTAAAAGGTGTTATATTATTGCTCTCTCCTATGAGATCACCCATTTAAACTAGTACACCTGATAGTGTACTTAAACTAGCTGCTACCATAAAGATATATGGTACAACTTTAAGAGGTACAGGATTTCTAGTCATTACACATAGCCTGGAATGAGTTGACCTGTAGTTAGGTAAGCACCGATCCCTGCGATGATGCCGAGCATTGCGAGTCTTCCATTAAGTTTCTCAGCAACTAACTTTTCTTGCTCAATAGTTTTGTTCTTGTTAGGTGTCATTAGAATATGCCTGGAATGATTTGACCTGTAGTTGCATAAGCGCCAACTGCTGCAACGAATCCCAACATGGCCATCCAGCCATTAAACTTTTCTGCTTCTGGTGTCATTTTGTTTCTCCTTTTTAGATTGAGGGTTAAAAGTAACTCGCTATGCGAGTGGTGTAAAGACCTTTATTTTAAAATAGGCCTGGTGCTATCCATCCGAATAGACCATAATTGATTGTGCCGATCACTAGACCGAGCATTGCTAAGCGTCCGTTTACTAACTCAGCGTTTTTCCAGTAGTCCATTAAAAGATGCCTGGAATGATTTGACCTGTGGTAATGTAAGCACCTAGTAGTGCAACGAAACCAACCATTGCCCAACGACCATTTACTTTCTCAGCGTTCTGAGGGTATCCATCGTATGAGGCAGACTCATCAATATAAGGACGAGTTTCGGCAGGGAACATATTCTGTCTTCCGCCTGATTCAGTTGTCGTAGTCATAAAACTTGTTTTATTAAGTTATGTTACATAATTATATATAAAAGTTTAAATTTTGTCAAGTTTCTTAACATACGGATATCAACACATGAGTAAAATTACTCAATTACCCTATCAAATTTCATATGTCCAAACCTACTTCCCCAGATTATATCAGTTTTATCGTCAACATTAAGGCCTAAATCTATAATCCAATATGTATCCTTAGTCATACGAATGTCACATAATTGATACGCATTTACACCATTTACATTTACAATACATCCTTGTCCTGTGCTTTTACCATACCAACGATCAATATCATCCTGATAAAACTGTATGTCACAATTGTGTTTATACTCTAAATCCCATGTAAAACTTTTAGCGATAAGAAAATTATTTTTTTGTTCTACTTTAATTTTATATTTCTTATATGGATTGTCCATATCATGAACATATCTCTGAACACAAGAAAAGAACCCCATACCGAGGTTCTTATGTTCTATTATTATATGTGCAAATTCAGCTGGTCTTGAATAAGCCTGCTTTTTATTATCAAATTTGCCAACAAAGCATTGTGTAAAGTGATTCATTAAATGTCAGTGTGTGTCATCATATTATAATACTCATCGTCATCGAGAGTTTTTGGGTCAACATCTTTAAATTGATCTTCATGTACCATGGCAACTAATCTGCCATCAGGCTTCTCAATTAAAAACATTTCTCCTTTTTCACATCTATCTAGATACTTTTCTGGATTAGCATCCATCTCTGCTTGTTTAATTGTTTCCATTGGTAGTCGTTCTAGGGTTTAACATACGGCTGCATAAATCAATTACTGATTCACGAATTTCCATTAACTCATCATAACATCCTTGGTTATGAGCACAACCTCTAAGATCGTGATCTGGTTTCATGAGAGATTCTAAGAACAATGATTTTGCTCTATCCCATTTTATGGCATCTGTCTCATGTCCATCTATTGAGTTTTGATCTTTCATATTTAAAGCAGTGTCTTAATACTTATAAGAGTAAAGATTTTCAATTACTTTGTTCTTCTTTACCGTCAATTTTTAGCACGACTACAGGTGCAATCACTCGATGAAACTCACGAAAATACTCCATTCTATCTTTGGCATATTTCCGTGGTTTATCTTTCTTCATTTTGATTTCCTTATATCATTATGCAATCTTTCAGTTGCATATTCTTTCATGTACTCTTCTCTACCATCTTTAGTAAAGACTTTCTTTTCGTAATCAAAGTCAGGATGTGGTAAAGCACTTACAACAGGATCTTTAGTTTTATTCTTGATAACAATGAACCTGTCAGCAGCAAATGTACCTGCTAACTGTACTACAACCTCATCATCATCTTTCCAATTAACAGTGCCATCCTTTTTAGTGTGTAGCATTGCTTCTTGGATCTGGTCTATTATTTCTTGAGTTAACTTCATGTAATTGCTTGTCAATAAACTCTCTTAGTTCTTTACACTCATCCCATTCCCATACATTAGTATGCTTAGGATTTTTTTTCTCTTGTATAAAAGTTTTTCTTTCTATACGATCTGGATTTAGTTTCACCATTAAATCTCCTAGAAAATAAGGTGGGAGGTTGGATTCCTGTATACCAACAAGAGGAGGGCATTTCTACAGTTTAGAATTACTCCTCTGCCTGAGACCCGATTGGTCATCGGTTCTGCCCCTGCGGACAGCAGCACCACCTGTGTCTCATCACCTTAACCAGCTATATGCCAGTAAGTTTATTCAGTCACTCCCAATGTGCTGATCAAACACAAAATTATTATATACTATTATATATTTTTTGTCAACAACCTTTGTTTTAAATTCTTAACACGCTTTCTTGCAGAACGTAGCGCCTGAGGTTTTAAGGTACGCTTAGCCTCTTTCTTTGAGTGATGTTGCCAGTTAGGTGTCGTCTTCATCTTCTTTTTGTTTGAATACCAATAGTGTATCACCTTTTTGTACATCTTCCATCTCTGGATGTACAGGTTTACGAACTGGTCTATCTACATACTTTTCCATTTCTTTAAATACCATGCCCATAGACCTCCACATAAATGCGAATGTTGCTCCTACAGTTGCAGCAAAACAAATACCAAAAATGAATATTGTTATATCATTCATCGATATCTTCTATCTTATGTTCTTTATCGTAGTAATATGTCTTTGCAGCATAGTATGCTTTATAGTAACTTACAAGACCATTGTTAGTTTCTTGTTTGCTACACCAATCATCAGCACATTCATAAACAGATCTTACATCTAAAAATTTTCTTAATAAAATTTGTAGAGCATTTGCTCTTTGTGCCAACTTCTCTTCGGTTAAATCATCTCTTTCATCAACCATAAGTACCTCCTAATTCTAAATTAATCCTAAAGAACCAGCGGTAATACCAACCACTAGAAAAAATCCAAACTCTGCCAGTTCTCTCGAACCTCTTGAATCTAACCTATTGAGTAGTAATGTCAGTGAATGGATCATTTGCTTATTATATCGAACTTTAGTTACAGAGTCAAGCATCATGCGAAAGCATTGAGACCGTAACGCTATTGTTATTTATTTTATTGTATCTTAGACAGAGTTCATCGCTAGATTTATGCTCCCATTGTCTGTAAGCATCAGATAAACTCTTGGAGTATGATTCACCTGTCTCAAGTAATCTCATTTCTTCTGCTACGATTGACTTGATGAGGTGGTTTCTAGTTATCTTCGTCATTTAATTCTTCTAGTAACCCAACAAAGAACTCGGCATCTACAACAACTAACGGCTTCTTATGATTTTTTTTCATGACTACGATTGGCTCGTAGTTGTTAGAGTTCTCCTTGGCTTGATTGTATGCTTCCCAGACGTTTAACTTTTCTACGTTCTTACATTCAATAGAAAAAGGAAATTTTTGTCTAGCAGCACGTGCCATGATTAAATCTTCTCCTCCCGCTCCCATACTTCGGGATTCTATGTCTTCGGGATGAATATTTAATTTTTCAATGAGCAAAGTCCTAAACCATTTTTGTAGGTTTCTACCTTTTGCCTTGGCAGATTGGGGTTTCATCCTATATCATAATAAAAGGTAGTACTATTTATGCAAGATATTTGTGCCATTCATTAAAGTGTATACCATGATACCTAAAGTTGACATACCTGATGTGAATAGGAAGATCCCTAAAACGCCAAAAAAATCTAATTTAAATTTACTTTTTTTCTTCAATTATAATTTAAACCCTGAGAAAGTATCCTTCTTAATGTCTTGTTTAATGCCACCTACTACATACGATTCTACTTCTGTCTCCTGTGGAGCGACTTGTAGACCCTTAGAAGAAATCCAGTGAGTTGTCCAAGGTAAAGGATTATGTGAAGCTGGTATATCATACGCTGCTTTTAGACCAATCGCTTTCAATCTTTTATTAGCGATCCATTCAACGTAGGATTGAAGTAACTTATCATTCAAACCAATCATTGATCCATCTTTAAACAAGTACTGAGCCCATGCCTTCTCTTCATTTACACACTTATCAAAAGTTCTATATGTCCATTCTTTCTCTTCTTCAACAATCTCTTTCATTTCTGGATCATCGCCTTTTCGCCAATTGTTAATTATATTTTGGGTGAGAGCAAGGTGTTGGTTTTCATCTCTTGCAATGAGGGATATAATTTTTGCACTCCCTTCCATAAGCTTAAGTTCGCCAAAAGCAAAACTGCAAGCAAAAGAAACGTAGAAACGTATGCCTTCAAGGATATTAACATTAGCAACTGCTCTATATAGTTGTCTTTTAAGATCTTTTAAACTCCATTCAGCTGTAGGAGATCCCTTACCTTCTTTTGTCCAGAAACTACTACTTGCCCATTCCTGTGCTTGATTAATAAATGTGTCATATGCTCCTGTAACACTAGCAGCACGTTCTAGAATACGATCATCTTTGATAATAGTATCAAATACCTCTGAGGGGTCAGCGTATACGTTTTTAATGACGTATGTGTAAGATCTACTATGAATCATCTCCATAAAAGACCAGACTTCCATACAGGATTCTAACTCAGGTAGAGAGCAATAGGGTAAAAAAGCCATGCCTGGAGCACGACCTTGTACACTATCAAGCATGATCTGATACTTTAAGTTAGAAGTATAAACATGCTTTTGTTCTGGACGGAGCATCTGATAATCAGCACGATCTTTCTGTAGAGATACCTCTTCGGGTCTCCAGAAATATCCTAATTGAGACTTCGTTAGGTTCTCAAAGGCAGGATACTTATATGAATCGTATCTTTGTACTCCTAATGGTTTTCCAAAAAACATAGGTTGTTTTTTAGTATCGACTTCTTCTGTGTTGAAGACAGTCATTCCAGTGATTTTAGACATATTAGATTTTACAGGATTCGCAGTCATCGGCAGTTTCAAGTTCGCATAATAAAGATTCTAATTTTGATTTTGGATCAACTACATCATCAGTTTTCTGATCATGAGTATTTTGATAGTAAGAAGTCTTCCAACCATACTTGTAAGTTGTAAGAAGATCATTCGCCATAACAGAAGCAGGAACTTCATTGTCTGGATAGTGTTCTGGATTGTAACTCCAGTTACCACTAATTGCTTGGTCAAAGAATTTTTGAATTACTGCAACTACTTTGATGTAACCATCATTGCTGGTCATATCCCAAAGTAATGTATAGTTATTCTTTAAAGTTCCATATTGGGGAACAATCTGTTTAAGAGGCCCCTTTTTGGATTTTTTAACGGACAGGTAATCTCTAGGTGGTTCGATTCCATTGGTTGCATTTGACACAACGGAACTGCTCTCCGAAGGCATTTGTGCGGACAGAGTGCTGTTCCTGATTCCATGTTCCAATAGTTCTTTCCGTAAATCTCCCCAATCAAATGATAGGTCATTTGGAACAATCTCGTCTACATCTTTCTTATATGTATCTATAGGAAGAATTCCT